TCAGGCGCCGGAGTCTCCCGGCGCCCCCAGACGCTTGTCCTGGCTGCGCTTGACGACGGAGACCCCCAGCACGGCCAGCGCCACGCCCCAGATGGGCGCGGTGTTGACCAGGGCCGAGATGACCCCCGGCGCCAGTTCGGGCTCGGCCACCACCGTGTAGGCGGCGGCCCCCATGGTCGCCATCCACGACAGCGCCACCGCGTATCCGAACGTGGGCCGCCAGCGCCGCACATAGGCGTCGCCGCTGGAAATCTCGGCGCGGAAGGTGCGGTTGATTTCGCGGATCTTGGTCTGCACCTCGCGGCTTTCGATCTCCATCATGCGCTCGGTATGATGATTGGCGGCGGCGATCTGGTCGGGCGTGATCTGGCGGCCGCTGATGGCTTTTTCCACATCGCCGACTGCGGCGCTGGCGGCCTTGGCGACCGGGTTGTCGATGGCGTCCAGGCCGAGCCCCACCGCCTTCAGAAGAAGCGGCAGGCCGATCTGCGCCAGAAGGGCGGGCAGCATGGCGGTTACTCCACGTCGTTGTAGAACAGGTGCCGGCCGATCTCCGCGCATGGGATCAGCCGCCACGCCCATGGCGGATGGATGCCGCGGGCGTGGTAATGGGTGGCGCCGGCCGTCGGGTCGGGCAGGCGCCCGGCCAGCGCCCGGCGCGCGATGCGCAGGCACGCGGCGAAAGCGGGATCGCGCGGCGTGACCTTCAGAAGCTTGGCGCGGTTGGGGTCGCCTTCGTTCCAGCAGGAGAACTGCCAGGGCTTGTGGCAGACCTCCACCACGCTGCCGCCCCACCAGTAGCCGCCGGGGCGGTCCAGCGACCGGGCGACGCGGTTTAGCACGACGCAGGCGACGGCCTCCTTGCCGCGCACCGGCTCGCCACGTGCCTCGCCCCAGATGGTGCGGGCGAGGATGTCCACGGCCTCGTCCGACGGCGGCGGTGCCGGCGCGGTCGGGGCCGGCGGCTTGGGCGGAGGCGGCGGCGGCGAAGCGGGCGCGGTGACGGGGACTTCGGCCTCGGCCATGGCGGCCAGGGCGACGCAGGCGTTGTGCCAGCGGCTCTTGCGGCGGCTCATGGGCGGCCTCCCGCCACGCTCGCGGCCGTGGCCTGGACCTGCACGCCGTCGAGCTTCTTCTCGATGCGCTCCAGGTGGGTGGTCAGGCGCTTTTCGGTGTCGCGCAGATGCCCGAGGGAGGCATAGGACTGCGCCACCTCCAGCTTGTAGGCGGCCAGGCCTTCGCGCACCTGGGCGATGCCGCGCTCGAAGCAGCGGCGGTTGTCCTCGGTGGCGGCATCGGCGTCGCGCCGGTTGCGCCAGACGAGCCAGAACAGCCCGCCCAGCGCCGGCAACTCGACGGCGCTGATCCACCACATGATGTCCATCACCATGGGGGTCTCCTCATTGTTCGGTGGAAGCGCCACGGTCATCCGGCGCGCGCGGTGCGCGTGCCGGCAAGGGCGACTGCCCGCCGGCCGGTCAGGCCGTGAGCCTGCGTGGCGCTTGAACGCAGCCGAGCCGAAGGCTCGGCGTCCAAAGCTCTAAAAACCCGGCGCGCGCGGTGCGCGTGCCGGCAAGGGCGACTGCCCGCCGGCCGGTCAGGCCGTGAGCCTGCGTGGCGCTTGAACGCAGCCGAGCCGGAGGCTCGGCGTCAAAAGCTCTAAAAACGGCGCGCGCGGTGCGCGTGCCGGCAAGGGCGACTGCCCGCCGGCCGGTCAGGCCGTGAGCCTGCGTGGCGCTTGGACGCAGCCGAGCCGAAGGCTCGGCGTCAAAAGGCTCAAAAACTGAACTCGCTTTCCGCCGTCCATCCGGCCCCGCCGGGGCGCCAGCCGCCGGGGTGGCGGGCGGTGGCGGAGGGGACGCGGGGCAGGCGGACGGGCTCCGCCGCCAGGCAGCCGGCGACGGCGTCCAGGCCGTCGTCGCGCCCGCCGGTGCCGGGCAGCCACTCGCGCATCTCGGCCACGAAGGGCGTCGTCCACACCGAGCGGTGCGCCGACAGGGCCCCCGCCGCCAGCACGGCGTCGAAGGCCTCGATGATGCGCAGGTCCTTGTTGCGGCTCGAAGAAACCTCCACCACCGCACACCGCAGGCCGGCGTCGGCGATGGCCTTGCGGAGCAGGCCCGGCAGAAACTTGCCGACGCCGTTGGTCTCCACGCGCACCGATGGCAGGTGATGCTCGCCCAGGAAGCGGGCGACGGCGGCGCACTGCTGCGTCGCCTCGTCCTCCTTGGCGGCGGTGTCGGTTTCCAGCCACTGGATGCGGTGGAGCCAGTACTGTCCCGCCTCGTCGGTGAAGACGCAGGCGATGACGCTGCCGTCGCCGCGCCCGGGCGCGCCGTAGGCGGGGTCCCAGAAGCATGACGCCGAAACCAGCGTGCGGCCCATGAGGGTCAGCGTGGCGACACCGTTGCCTTCCAGATACTCAAGCTCGCCGTCGTAGAGCCGCAGGCGGTCGGGGTCGAGCCGGCCGTCGGCGATGTTGACGGGCTTCAGCATCATCTGGCTGGCGAACTTGTTGGGGCCGGTGCGCCGACGGATGCCGGCCACCTTGTCCAGCGGAAACCGCTCGGGCCAGGCGCTGGCGCCTGCGCCGTCCAGCAGCGGGATTTCCAGGCGGTGGAAACCGTCCAGGAAGGGCCGCGCCTCGCCGACCTCGGTGCGCGGCTCGGCGGCGTAGATGGTGTAGAAGGTGTGCGGCGTGCCGACGTAGAGCTGCATCCCGCCGGGCACCAGCACGTAGTCCAGTTCGCCCAGGCGGGCGCGCAGGTCGGTGCGCTTGGGCGCGGTGTCGCAGGTGTTGGGCACCTCCACGTCGTCGCAGACGATGACGTCGGCGCGCGAGCCCGTGATGTTGCCGCCCATCCCGCGCGCCAGCATCGACGGATCGCGCAGCTCGCCGGGGCGGTTCACGGTGAACTGGTCGGACGCCCAGCTGTCGCGCCGTTTGGGCTTGAGTCCCTTGGTCAGCGGGTGGCGTTCGATGATGCGCTTGACGTTGCGCACCATCTTCTTCGCCAGCGCATGATCGGCGGCCAGCACCATGATGCGCAGGTCCGGCCAGCGCCACAGCAGCCAGGCGCAGAACAGGCCGACGACGGTCGACTTGCCGGAATTGCGGAAGGCCATGAGAAGGCATTCGCGCTGGTTCGTCGTCCAGCGTTCGGCCAGCCAGCGGGCCATGCGGACCTGGTGGCGCGGCGTCGAAAGGCCGGTGGCGCGGTTCCAGATCCAGGCGAACTCCGGAAAATCCAGCGGCCCGCCGACCGTCAGGTCAGGCGTCGTCTTCTTCGTCGGTGTCGTCCTCTCCCGCGTCGTCGGCGGCGAAGGGGTCGGGGCGGGCGGTCGGGTGGTCATGGGGATCGCTGTCCTCGCTCAGGGCGGCGCGGGCCTCGGCGATGAGGCGGGCCAGGTCGTCGGCCTCGGGGTCCGGGGCGGTGGCGGCGGGCTCGGGCGGCGCCGCCCAGCGCAGCAGCTTGACCGCCGCCTCGACGTGGGCGAGCGCCGCCTTGCAGGCCGCATGATGGGCGGCGAAGCCCTTGGCGTCGTCAGGCGGGGCTTGCCCGGCGAAGGCCTCGTAATCGGCCACCGCCGCCGCCGCCCGGGCCGGCAGCCGGGCCGCCAGCACGCCCTTCAGCCCGTCCAGGTCGCGGGGCGCGGCGGTGGTGGAGGTCGAGGCGGGCGCGCTCATTGCGTGGCCTCGATCAGGTCGGCGTCCGGCAGCCGGCGCGGATAGTGAAGCAGCAGCCCGATATGGCCGCAGAAGTCCCGTCCGGCGTTCTCGCGCCGCTGGTGGCCGAGCGCCAGGGCGACGCCGGTCTCCGCCGCGATGGCCGAAACCGTGCCGCCGCCGGTCAGGGCGGTGCGGCTCAGGCTGCCGTTCATCACCGCCGTGGGATCGCTCTCGCCGGCGGTCCAGCCCAGGGCGATGCGGTGCCAGGCAGCGTTCCAGGTGCCGGTCGCGCCGCCGCCCGCACCGTAGCCGGCCGAGGTGCCGAAGGCCCAGCCGGTGCGGTCGCCCTGGTCGGGCTCGCGCTTGACTTCCAGCAGCGCGTCGGTGGCGGCGGAACTGTCTCCCACCGCCACCAGCGTCTGCACGGCGGCGCCGGCGGGCAGATCGGCGGCCAGCGGGCGGCAGTGGACGATCAGCGCGCCCTCGGCGGCGTTCCAGAAGTCCGACAGGTCGCGCACGGTCAGCCGGTCCGGCGCGCGGGATACGGCGCCGGTGCCCGTGGCGATGCGGCTGGTGGCGTGTGGGCCGTCCTCCAGTTGCGCGAAATCGGCCACCACCGAATCCCCCGCCGCCGACAGGCGGATGCCGACGGAGGGGTCGGCGGCGGTGGTGGTGAGCGTCACGCGGGTGAAGCGTCCGGCGCGCAGAAGGCTCGTCACGGCGGTCCAGGTCGCGCCGCCGTCGACGGTGATGGAGACGGCGCCGGTCACCGTCAGCGGCAGGATGTCGACGCTGAAGGTGCGCTCGCCGGAAAACAGGGACAGGGCCTGGGTCACGGTGGCGTCGGCGGCATCGGCGCGCAGGCGGCAACCGCTGCCCGCGACGCCGTCGGCACCGGCGCGGTCCTTCACCGTAGTCAGGCCCGTGCGCGTCCAGGCGCCGGCGCCCATGTCGCGGCCGTGGGGCAGGTGGTTGGTGGCGAAGGGCTCGACCAGCCAGCCCCGGTAGGCGCCGGTCTCGCGGTCGAAGTCGTCGCGCAGGACGTCGTTGCCGACCTCCGCCACCAGGCCGGTGGCGGTGACGCGGGTGGCGGGCGAGCTGCGCACCACCTCCAGGCGCGGCGGGACAAGACCGGGGCGGGCGGCGAGCACCAGCCCAGGGTAGTGTCGGGGAAGCAGGGTCATGTCTCGGTCCTTTACTGGGATGCGGACGCGAAAAAGGCCGCGCCCCTGGGGGACGCGGCCTTTCTTTCGCGAGCACGTTGGTCCGGGCCTCGGCCCGGCGATGTCGGTTACTTCTCGGGCACCCGCAGGGTCAGCAGCTTGACCACGTCGCCGATGAGGAAGCGGCTGTCGATGGTCTCCAGCCCGACCTCCTGGGCGTAGCGTTCGTAGCCGGCGGTGTAGCGGGCGGAGAAGGCGAAGTTCAGCCACGGCGTCATGACGCGGCTCCAGGCCTTCACCAGCGGCTTCTTGCTCTGGGTGTAGTCCAGGATGCGGATTTCCGCGCCCGGCTTGCAGATGCGGGTCATCTCGGCCAGGGCGGCGCGCTGCACTTCTTCAGGAATGACGCAGAACACGTAGGTGGCGGCGGCGGCGTCGAAGGTATCGTCGGCGAAGCCGGTGGCCGTCAGGTCGGTCTCGCGGAACGCCACCGGCCGGCCCAGGCGCTGTGCGCGGCGCTCGGCGCGGGCCAGCATGCCGGGGCTCAGGTCGGCGGCCAGCACGTCGGCGTCGGCCGGATAGTAGGGGATGTTGCAGCCCGTGCCGGCACCGGCGTCCAGCACCCGGCCCGACAGGCCGGCGAAGGCGTGCTCGCGCAGACGGCCCTTCCACGAGCGTTCGTAGACGGCGTCCAGAAGGTCATAGACCGGTGCGATCCGCTCGTACTTGCGCAGACTCACCCGCGTGGCCTCCGCCGGTGCCGCATGACCGGAGGGCGTGGCGTCGGCCGAGGTAAGGGGCTGTTCGGTCTGGCTGACGGGGGTCTCGATGGGGCGGTCGAACACGCGCGGGCTCCTTCGCCGGTCGGTTGCGGGGCGGGCTGCCTTCGGTTGTGAACGCACGGCGCCCTATCGCGGTTGATCGCCTCACGCCCTGCCGGTGGCGGCCCAATTGGGCAGAACCTGCCACGGCTTGCTGCCGACGACAACCATTGCCTCGGCCCGCGCGGCGGCGGCTTCGGTGCGCAGACGCTCCACCAGGGCGGCGTCGGCGGCGGCGCGGGCGCCGGTCTCCGCGGCCTGCGCCACAGCGGCCATGCCCGACACGGCCAGCCGGTTCACCTCGGCGATCCACAGCGATGTCATCGTATCGTCACCACCCGTCCGGCTGACGGTCGCGTCGGCCGCGGCCTCGGCGGCGGACCCGGCGGCGGCGGTTTCCGAGGCCGCTGCGGCGGAGGCGGATGCGGCGGCTGCCGTCTGGCTGTCCTGGGCCATGATCGCCGCCTCCTGGGCATCGACGGTGGACAGCAGCAGCGGCTCGGTCACGGATTCGGCGATGGCCGCCCGCTCGTCGGCCCGCTGGGCGGCGGCCTCGGCGGCGGCGGCATCGGCGGCGACGGCGCTTTGCACAGCCGTGAAGTCGGCTGGATCGTTGGTCAGGCCGGTGCCGTCGGCGTTCCACCCGATGGGCTTGCCCGGCTCCACGTGCGGCAGTTCCAGGTTGGCCTGCGTGGGGTCGGTGGGAGACAGGCGCAGGCAGCGCGAAATGTCCACCGCCAACTGCTGGAGCACGGCCGTCTGGTAGTCCAACTCGTCGTTGACCACCTTGGCCCGGAAGGCGCCGCCCTCCTGGAAGTCGGTGACGCGCTGCACCGTCAGGCGGCGGCGCAGGGTGACCAGCGTGCCGGCGGCCGGGGCGGCGGTGAAGGCGACCGTGCCGCCGCCGTTTTCGCCGATGCCGGTCACGGCGAAGCCGCTGGCGGTCAGCGTCTCGCCCAGATAGACCTCCAGGTCGGCGGCGTCGAAGATGGGAAAGGGATAGCTGAAATCGGCCAGCGTGCCGTCCGCCACGTACTGCACGCGCGGACGCAGGTCGCCGATGGTGATGTGTTGCGATGCCGTCATGGCGGGTGTCCTTCGGACCTAGAAACGCCGCGCCAGCCCGCTGATGGTGCGGGTGACGACGGGCTGGAAGAAGCTCATGGGGTCGGGCCGGCGTACCGTCAGGTCGGCCAGCCGGCCTTCGGTCTGCAGCGCGCTGCGCCGCACCTGCAGCCAGGCGTCGGCGACCATGCGGTTGGCGGCGCTCCTGGCGCGGTAGACGGCCAGTTCGTTGTCGGAGACGGCGCGCGAGCGATCCAGTTGGGCCGCCTCCGCCAGGTCGCTGAGCGACAGCGTGGCGCGCTGGCGCATCTGGCTGAGGTCGAGAAGGTTCTGCTGGCGCGTGCTCTCAACCGACCGCCACAGCGAGCCGATGTCGCGCGCGCGCTGGGCGGCCTGCTCGGCGGCCGCGTCGCGGGCGGCCTGTCCGGTGCGGCCGGCGGCCGCGTCGCGCGCCGCCTTCTCCTGCGCCATGCCCGACAGCACGGCGGTGGCCGAGGTGGAGGCCGCCAGGCCCGATGCGCCGAAGCGGGCCCGGGCGGCGGCCTGGGCCTTCTTCAGGTCCGCGGCCCGCAGGCGGGCGGCCTCGGCGCGGGCGTCGGCGGCCTTGCGCTGCTCGATGTCGGCCCGTTGCTGCTCGCTTTCCAGGCGGCGCTGGGCGGCCTCGGCCTCGGCGCGCGCCTGGGCCTCGGCCAGTTCGGCCTCGCGTTCGGCGTTGGTCAGCGTGAAATCGTTCCAGCGCGCGGCGGCGGCGCGCTGGGCCTCGGTTTCCAGGTCCAGGAAGGCCAGCCGGCGTTCGGCTTCGGCCTTGGCGTCGGCGACCATGCCGTCGGCCTCCTGGCGGACGTTGGCATAGGACTCCTGGTCCAGGGCATGAAGCTGGCGCAGGCGCCCGGCATCCTGTGCCGCCGCCGCCGCGCGCTGCTGATAGCCGGCGCGGGCATTGGCGTAGTCGAGGGCGGCGGGCAGCAGCGACGTGCCGACGCCCACCACGGCGTTGGTGAAACCACCCATCAGTCGGTGACCTTCATTTCGGTTGCAACGGAAAGGATCGTGCAGGGCAGCGGCGTGTCCTGGACGACGCGCCACACCGGCTCCAGCGCCTGCCGACGCCAGCCGACGGCGCGGACCGAGACGTCGCCGGACACCGCCGGCGGCGGGCTGTCGAGCACGCCCGACGGCCCCAGCCTTTTCAGCGGTGCCGGCGCAGGGCCGCGTCCGGTGTCCACCGCCAGCGCCTGTGTGTCGAGCACCCGGAAGCTGGCGCGGATGAGGCGCAGGGCGCGGCTCTGGCGCACGCCGCCCTGGCCCACCGAGACGGGCGGCAGCGGTGCGATCTCGTGCGTGAACGGCAGTCCGACGCGGATTCCGGAGACGGCATAGGGCAGATCGACGGCGCCGCCCGACACGGTGGCCGGCGGCAGTTCCGCCCCGTCGCCCAGGACCTTCACCGTGCGCCCCTCAAGGTGGTCGAGGCCGCTCCAGCGGGTCTTGGGTTCGGCGGCGGTGCCGGACAGGGCGGCGTCCATGGCGTGGACGTCGTCGAAGGCTTCCACCGACCAGGTGCCGGCCCGCTCGATGCAGGCGTAGACGGTTTCGCCCACAACGGCGACGGCGTGAAAGGCGCCGTCGGTTTCGTGGCGGGTCCAGCCGGTGACCTGCTCGGCGCGATAGTTGGTGACGGTCGCCAGCGAGCCGTCGGACATCACCAGGTGAATGAGTCGGCGGGTGGCGTCATAGTCCATGTCCGAGGGGTCCACCATCAGGTGCCGGGCCAGCATGGCCAGGTCGGCGGCCTGATAGGCCTGCTCGGCGTCCGTGAACAGGAACTCGCGCAGTTCCTTGCCGGCGGCGCCGATGAACAGGGTCGCCCCGTCCACGTCGCGCGGCGGGATGGCGCGGCTTGGCGGCATGCCGACGCGGGTCTGGCGGTGGACGGCGATGCTGGTCGGCGTGATCGGGCTGCCGGTCACCGTCCACTCCGCGCCCGTGGTGAAGACCTGCAAGGTGCGGCCCGAGAACACGGTGCGGATGGCGTTCACCTGGTCGGACAGGATGGCGAAGTCCACCGATTCGTCGTCCAGGCCCGTGCCGGGATCGAAGGTGAAGTAGGCGGACGTCTTGGACATCCACACCCGGTTGGGAAGGTCGCGCGAGCCGCCGATGACCAGCCTGTCCTGGTGGAAGGTCACGCTGACCGGCCAGCCCCGCGCCGCCGAGAACGCCATCTCCGTCCAGTCCTTGGTGGAGTCGGTCGACGCCAGGGTTTCATGGCAGGTGGCGGTGGCGGTGCGGGCGTCGGTGACGGCGGTGATCTCCACCTCCTTGCCGTCGATGCGCAGGCGGGCGCCGACGTGCTCGGCCGTGAACACGTCTTCGTCCACCGTCAGCGTCACGCTGCCCGAGGTGCCCGACGGCGTGATGCGCGAAAACGTCGAGGCGAACTTGTGGTGCGGCTGATGGCGCCGGTTCTGCACGTCGTACCAGTACCACGGCGCGATCACCCAGCGGGTGTGGCTGGTCCGCGTGATGGTCTGGGGCTCGCAGTCCGGGTGGACCACCAGCAGCGTGTCGGCCGACTGCGTCCAGTTGAGGTTCGGCAGCATGGCCTCGGTCCACGGCGTGTCCAGCACGGCGATGCGGACGTCGTCCTTGTAGACGGCCATCTTCGCGTGCGTGAACACCAGCAGGTAGACCTGTTCGGTGTTGAACTCGAAGGCCAGCAGGCGGGCCTTGCCCTCGATGCCGTCCACCCAGCGCAGCCCCGGCCGCCGGCTGACGCCGCCCGTCGGGTGAATGACCACGTTGCGCAGGCGGCTCGCCCCGTTCTCGTAGGCGCGCAGGTCGCCGCGGCCGTACAGGCGGGGCGACAGCTCGCCGGCGGAGAAGTTGGTCTTGGTCTGGATCACCATGCCGCTCATCGCCGGGCCTCGATCAGGCTGAAGTCCTGGATGGCGGCCGGCGTGTCCTCCTGGGCGTCGATCAGGCGGGCGCGGCGGATTTCCTCTTCCGCCAGCTTGTGCAGAAGCTCCGCCCGGCTGGTGCTCTCGGTCAGCGGCAGGCAGAATTCCGCCGCCAGCCGCATGATGAGCGCCTGGTCGAAGAAGGCCGGGAAGGCCTCTTCTCCCGGCCGGAAGACGTAGGTCAGCGTCACGGCGTCGGCATCTGTGTGCAGGCGGCGTTCGTGGATGCGGTAACGCAGGCCCCGGCCGCTGGCTCCCGCCCCCGCCGACAGCGCCCGCAGGAAGCCCGGCGGCAGCTGGAAGGCGTTGGCGAAGTCGGCTGCGGGGACGGCGGCCATGCGCGGCAGGGCGCTTTGCGCGGTGGCGAAGTTCCAGGGGTGCGACGACAACAGCGCGTCGCGCAAGGACGGGTAGAGGTTCGCGGCGACCTCGGCCTCGGCGGTGCCTTCGTCGAAGGAGGCGATGCCGGTGGCGCCGATCTTCAAAAGCGCGCGCGAACACAGGGCGATGGCGGTCAGCGCCATGGCGAGGGTCTCCTTAAGAAGCGGCGTCGGGCGGCGGGGCCGCTCAGCGGGTCAGCAGTTGCAGGTCGGCGTCGGACAGGCGCCGCGGGAAATAGGCTCCGTGGCGGAAGTGACCGTAGAGGCATTCGGTCGCCCCGATGTTGACGCCGCAAAGCAGGTGGGTGACGGCGGGCAGCGCGGCCGGCGCTGCGGTGCCGATGATGGTGCCGGCGACGCAGAAGCTCACCTCGCCCGACGCATAGGCGACCGCCATGCGCACCGGCGCATCGGCGGCGGCGGCGGTCGACGCCGTGATTTCGGCTTCCACGACGGAGGCGGCCTTGACCATGACGCTGGGGCGGCGCGAGCCGTCGAAGCGCAGGGACAGGCGGTTGTTCTGGTCGCTGCTCAACTCCAGGGCCGTCAGGGCGTGCGACAGGCCGAAGGTCGAGGCCTCGACGTACAGCGTCCCTTCGTCGGGGCGCATGGCGATGTCGGCGATGCTGCCGTACAGGCCGTCGTAATCCCGCCGCCCGCTGACCGAGGTGGTGGGAATGACGCTGCTGGCGAAGGCGCCGAGTTCCAGCTGGAATGCGTCGGGCGTGCCGGTGACGGTGACGGTCACGCTGCCGCCGCCGGTGGTGACGGTCAGCGGCGTGCCCTCGCTCGCCGATCCGCTGGCTGCGCCCGACAGGGTGGCCGATCCCGCGCCGTGGACGGACAGCGTGTAGGTGCCCGCGTCCAGGGTCACGGTCTGGCTGGCCGGGGCCAGGCTGTTGAGCAGCAGGTTGTCGCGCCGGCCCTCCAGCAGAAGGCCGCGGTAGACGCCGCTGTTGCGTTCGAAATCGTGGCGCAGCGTGTTGCTGGCGACGCTGACCCGCGCGCCGGTGGCGTCGATGCGCGTCGACTCGCCTTCCCGCGTGAAGGGCGGAAAGCTGATCGTCGCCCCGGGGCGGGCCAGAAGATTGAACGTCGGGAAGATGTCGATGGTCATGGGTCGCTCTCGGAATCGCTGGTGGCGCGCTGGGCATCCGCGGCCCCCGCACCGCCGGGGCGATGGACGGGGGCTGCGGCACCGGTCAGACGGCGGCGGTGGTGACCGTGCCGCCCGAGACGTCGCTGATGCGCGACAGCGCGGTGGCCGGGGCCGTGCCGGTGTCGGTGGTCAGGATCATCAGGTCGCCGGTGTTGATCATGTCGGCGGCCGGATTGAAGTAGCCCGCGCCGGTGACCGTGGCGGCGGTGTCGGCGCTGGCGTAGTGCCACAGGGTGAAGCCGTTGGCGTAGGCCAGGACCGACAGGTCCTTGCTCTGGAAGGCCATCGTTCGATACTCCGGTTTGTTTATGAAATGTTCCCCAGTCCCCTAAAGGCGGGGGATCAGGATTCCAGGCAGCGCAGGGAGACGACGCCCGAGGGGTCGATCAGCTTGGCGCCCTGGCTCATCATGTTGTTGACGAAGTGCGACGCGCGGTCGCCGTGCCACGAGACGTCGGTGACGACCTCGGAGCCGATGGCGTGGCCGACGGCGGTCTTGTGGTACCAGTAGCAGAAGCGCACGCCGCTGGAGAGCGTCAGGCCGCTGTGCGGCATCCACAGCGTCCCCAGCCACTTCTTGGCCTGGGTCCCCTTCCACGGCAGGTCGTCCTCGCCGACGTAATCGGCGTTGGAGAACTCGGGGATCGCCAGCAGCTCGGACCACTGTTTCCAGCCGACCACGGCGTGGCGGTCGCCGTCGTCGGGCACGTCGGCCTCGCCCAGCATCTCGAAGGCGGCCAGCACCTTTTCCTTGGTCAGGCCGGTGGTGCCGTCCTGGGCGTAGTTGGTGGAAGCGTCGAACTCGTTGATGATCAGCTCGTCGGTCTTGCGGCCCAGCGCGTAGGCGCCGGCCTTCACCAGCACCTGGCGCTCGTCGATGTTGGTCTTCAGCTCGTCCAGCCGGTCGACCCAGTCGCCGGCGTAGTAGTCATACAGCTGGCACTCGACCGGCGTGTGGTCGAGGTTCATCACCGGCACCTTGCCGTGCCGCGCCTTGGTGGAGGCGGTGCCCTTGCCCACCTTCTGGAAGACGGTGGAGGAGCCCCGGACGTCGTTCTTGGTGCGCACGGTGTTGCGCAGCTTGGACCCCATCTGCTGGAAGGCCAGGTGGACGTCGGCCTGGAAGTGCTTCACGAACGACTTGTCGATCTGAACGGACATGATTGGTCGGTCCTTCGGTTGTGGTGGTGGTGTCTTGGGGAAGGGCGAGAGGGGAACCACCAAGACACCAAGACACCAAGAAAGCGCGCGACGGCGCGTCACCCTCATGTCCTTCCCCGGCTTTCGCCGCCGGGCAATGGACCGCGGGAGCGCGTGGGAGGCCGTGCCTCCCTCGCAATGGATCGCCGCGCAGCGGCGAAGTCTTGGTGTCTTGGTGCCTTGGTGGTTAATCCCCCGCCGCCGGGGCCTTACGCCCCCGGGTAGAGCCGCTTGAAGCCCTCGGCGACCTTGCGGACGGTGGCGGGGTCGCGGTCGCGCCAGTACTTGGGGTCGCGCATCAGGGCCTTGACCTCGTCCTCGGACGACGGTCCGGCCGCGCCCTTGTCCATGCCGCCGAGGCCGGGTTCGCCGGACTGCATCATGCGGAACAGCGCCATGACGCCGTCGGCGGTGCCCGACAGGGCCGTCAGCACGTCCGCGGGCAGGTTGGCCTTGCCCCAGGCCTGGAGCTGGCGGCTGATCTCGCCCCAGCGTTCCTCGCCGCCGAAGTGCTCGATCAGGCGCGACAGCTCACGGTCGCCGTCCATGTCGGCGGCCATGGCCTCGATCACGGGGATCACGCGCTCGGCGGCCAGGTCGTAGACCAGCTGCACCTGCTCGGGCGTGAAGCCGGCGGCGTGGAGGCGGGCGTTGACCTCCGGGTCGGCCTCCAGCAGCGCGTGCGGCGCGGCGATCTGGTAGCCGTCGGGGCTGTCGGGCACACCGATGGGGCCGGCCGCGACCTGCTGCTTGAGCGCCATGTAGGCGGCGAACAGCGCCTCGACGTCGACCTCGCCGGTCTCGGGGTTGAGGAACTCCGCCGGCACCGCGGGCGTGACGCTGGCGGGCTGGGGCGCGGGAATGGCGGGAATGGTCATGGTGACTCCTTCCTTCGGGTGAAGAGGAAGAACCACCAAGACACCAAGGCACCAAGAGAGCACGCGAAGGCGCGCCTTCCCTATTTCCTTCCCCGGCTTGTGCCGCCGGGCAAAGGAAACGAGGGAGCGCGAGGGAGGCCGTGCCTCCCTCGCAACCTCATCGCCGCGCAGCGGCGAAGCCTTGGTGTCTTGGTGTCTTGGTGGTTCAAAAAATGTGCTGGCCTCAGCCCGCCCGTCCCCGCGCCACCAGGGCGAGGATGTGGCGGACGAGGCAGCGCTGGCCTTCCAGGTGACGCAGGGCGTCGGGGCTGGCCTCGGGGCCGAGGGCGCGGTCGAGGGTCAGCGCGCGCAGGTGCTCCAGCGCGCGGGCGCCGTCGCCGCCGGAAAAGACGCGGGCGAAGAGGAAACCCGTGTCGTCTTCCTTGGCGGCGACGGCGTTCTGCCGACCGTCTTCGACCGCACCCCCGGCCCCCGGATCGAGGCCGCTCCAGCCCTCGCGATCAGGCACGCCGGGCATCATGGCGTGCCTCCCGCGCCGGGACCGGCCGCGCCCGGGGAGGGGGCGGGCGTCAGGCCGGCGGTGGCGGGGTGATCGGGCGAGGGCGGAGCGGCCCCGGCGGACGGCGGCGGCGGCGCGGCGGGCGTCACGCCCAGCGGCACGGGGCCGCCGGGGACGGGCGCCTCGGGCGGCGTTTCGCGGATCAGTTCCGCGGGCACGCCCAGCGCGCGGCCCAACCAGCGGGCCGCCGCCACCGTGTCCACGGCCCCGGCCGCTTCCGGGCCGAGGCCGGCGACGGATGTCAGCCAGGTGAGGGTGTTCTGCGCATCGGCCTGGGCCTGCGTGCGCGCCAGCGGCGACTGATAGGTCAGGTCGACCACGCGGCCGTCCACACGCATGTCGGGGATCTCGCCCCGCCGGCGCAGGATGGACAGGGCCCGCATGACCAGCGGCGTCAGAAGCTCCGATTGCAGCCGGCCGTAGGTGGCGCCCAGGATGCGCGCCATCTCGGCCGACCGTTCCAGCACCTCCGTCGCCGTCATGGTCGGCGCGTCGGGCTGGCCCAGGCGGTCGACCAGCAGGGCGTGCCGGATGCGCCCGCGCAGGTCGTCGAGGACAAGCTGGCTGACGTCGAACCGTCCCGGCGCCTCCAGCGGCGTCAGGCCCGACGAGCCGACGGCCTTGGGAATGATGGCGCCGGGAACCAGGCGGATGTTGGCTGGGTTCAGCACGCCGTCGTCGTCGGCCTGCCAGATGCCGGTGACGGAGATGCTGGCGTTCTTCAGCACCAGTTCCACCACCTTGTTGGCGGTCTTGATGTCGGGCAGGGCCTTCATCACCGGACTGCGGCCGTAGGCCTCGCCGGGCGCCTTGAGCCAGCGGAAGGTGATGAACGGCGAGCGTGCGAAGCGCCCTTCGGCCAGCACGACGGCGTCGGACACCGCCGGCATGCCTTCCGGGTCCAGCAGGGCCGTGTAGACGAAGCCCGCGCCGTCCGGGGCGGGCGTCACGGCCTCCAGCACGGCAAAGCGGGCGTCGGGATCATCCTCGGCGCGGGCGACCATCGCGTCGGGCAGGGCGGCGGCGGGAAAGCGCTCGCGCAAGGTGGGCAGACCGGCTTCCGATCGGCGGAAGGTGATTTCCAGCCGGCCCGAGGCACCTTCCTCAACCACCAGTTCCGACAGCGGCACGGCGGTGAAGCGGAACGCGCTGGGGCTGCCCGGCGGGGCTTCCTCGAACAGAAGGCTGGCGGTGCCGGCGATGACCAGGTCCAGGTAGGCCTGGTGCATTTCCACGGCGAAGTTGGCGCGGTCGAAGTGGCCGCGGACGATCTCGGCGGTCTTTTCCAGCAGCGGCGCGACGGCGTCGCGCTCGGCGTCCTCCACCTCCACGCCGGCGGCCAGCCCGAACCAGCGCGCCCATGGCGGGGTGAGCTGGGCGAGCAGGCTGGCGGCCAACTGGTCGACGGCGTCCGGCGCGGTGCCGTCGAACAGCCGGTCGGTGCGCTTGGCTCCCTCCGCGCCCGTGCCGGCGGTCGAGCCGTCACGGCTGGGCAGGGTGAAGTCGTAGCATTCGCGCCAGTGGCCGTCCCAGGCGCTGCGGCGCGACCGGGCGGCCCGGTAGCGGCGCAACAGGGCCTCGGTGTCGACGGTCATGGGTCATTCTCCCAACAGGGTCTTGCGGCGGCGCTCCGGCGCGCCGGGCGGCGGGGTGAGGACGCCGCGCCATGATGTCGCGACGGTGCGGCGGCGGGCGGCCTCGGCCTCTTCCCGGGCGCGCATCCGACGGCGGCGGTCGTCCTGCGGCGTCGGTCCGGCGGGCGCCGCCGAGGCGGGGTTGGGCGACGGCTCGGCACCCTGCGGGGGCGCGGCGTTGTCCGGCTGCGGCGAAACCGGCGCCGGGTCGGGGGCGGCGGGTGCCGGCGCCTTCCTCTCGGCGGGGCCGTCGCTGGCCGCCGCGACCACCCGGCCGTCGGCGGTGACGGCGGTGGGCGGGGCGTAGGTCCCCGTCTTCTTGCGCCAGGCCCGGTATTCCGCGGCGGACATCTCGGTGCCGTCATCGAACACGACGCGGTACCAGTCGCGCCCGGGGGTCTTCATCCAGGACGGCGGGACGGGCTCGCCGGCGCCGTCGTCGACCCAGGTCATGGGCTTGGGCGGCGGCGGCGTCGGCAGGCTGTCGAGCAGGGCCTTGCTGGGACGGCCGGGCGGCAGGTTGCCGGAGTCCATCAACCGCTCGAAGTCCTCGATGGTGTCGAGCGGCGGCAGGGATGCAAAACCTCCCATGGACCGGATCTCCCTTCGGTGGGTGGGTGGGTGGATGAGCGGTCACGCCCGGGCCGCCTACGAAAAAGCCCGCCGGACGGGGTGTCCGGCGGGCGGTGGGCGCACCTGTGGCGTTGACAAGAGGATTTATGCCCCATATTCCGGCGTCGTGTCAAGAATATTTTCTTCGAAAACGCATTTTGTCTTCGTGCCGCCCAGCGCGCGGTACAACTGCCAGGGGGTGAAAACGCCCGGCAGCCGCACGCCAATGACGCGCTTGACCGCTTCCACACACGTATAGGGCCGCCACGGCGCCAGGCGGCGGGCGGGCTCGCGGATGCGGGCCGGCAGGACGGTCAGGCCGCGCGCCCGAAACCAGCGCGCCGGGTCCCATCCCGCCAGTTCGGGCACTACGCGCAGGGCGGTATAGTGGGACAGCGGGTCGACCACCACCCATGCCCCGTCCGTCCGCACCACGGCGAAGCAGTGGCGGAAGCCGGGGCGCAGCAGGCGCAGCCAGCGGATGTCGGTGTCGCCGCTGAACACCACCAGCGCCGGTGCTCCAGGCGCGTCTGTCGTGGCGGCGGCCTCTGGCGGCAGGCCGGGGCGCGGTACGGCCGCAGCTGCAGTGGCGCAGGCGGGGGAGGACGCCGTGCCGCTCATGCCACGATCCCCTTGCCGCGCAGGACGGTGGTCAGGCGGTCCAGCGCGTCCTCCCACAGACGGTGGGCGACGACCTGGTCGGGCAGGCGGGGGTCCGGTGGGGTGAGCGCGCGGCCGTAGTTCCCCAGCACCCGCAGGTGGCGCCGGTCGATGACGCGCCGGCGGGCGAGTGCCAGTGCGGCGCGGCTGATGTCGTCGGGGTCGCAGGGGCGGGCGACGCGGCCGGCGCCGGCGACGAATCGGGCGCCTTCGTCACGGGCGATCTGGCACTGCCAGAACCAGAACCAGGCCTCCTGGGCATCGGCGAAGGGGTCGGTCGGCCGCTCGTCCAGGGCACGGACGGCGGCGGGCTGAGATTGGGCCATGACGGGTCTCTCCACGGTTGGAACATAACAAGAACAACCGGAAGTGTTAGGATTGCGCGCCCAGCCGGTCAAGGAAATTCTCGGAATTTCTTCTTAATGCGTTAGCGGTCCTGCTGTAAGACCATGTTCCCATGCTGAAGCACTCGCAGATCTGGCGCGCCATTGATCGCCTTGCCGAATCCAAGGGCCTGTCTCCCTCCGGGCTGGCGCGACGGGCCGGACTCGATTCCACCACCTTCAACAAGTCCAAGCGCACGACGCGCGAGGGCAAGCCCCGCTGGCCCTCCACCGAGTCCATCGCCAAGATCCTGCAGGCCACCAACACCTCGCTGGCAGAATTCACGGCGCTGGTGGAGGGCGACGGCATCGGCCGCCCGGCACCGCAGACCCTGCCGCTGATCGGCTTTGCCCAGGCCGGGCAGGCGGGCTACTTCGACGATGCCGGCTGGCCCGTCGGCGCCGGCTGGGACGAGATCCGAACGCCCGAGGTCACCGATCCCCACGCCTATGCCCTCGAGGTCTCGGGCGATTCCATGCAGCCGGTCTACCGCGACGGCGATATCCTGGTGGTCGCACCCGACGAAGCGCCCCGCCGCGGCGACCGCGTGGTGGTCCGCACCATGGAGGGCGAGGTCATGGTCAAGGAACTGCTGCGCCTGTCGGAAAAGCGGGTGGAACTGAAAAGCCTCAACCCCGTGCACGACGACCGTTCGCTGGCGCGCGAACAGGTGGAATGGATCGCCCGGGTGCTGTGGGTGAGCCAATAG